AAGAATGAGGCCAGTTACCAGTTGAGCCTGTTCGACTCCCTGTTGCCATCCCAGGTTCTTTCTCGTTACCCGCTGCAGGACATTACCGCCGATATGGTCTATGCCGCGGCGATGGCCCAGCCCTTTCAGGGGCGGTTGCTGAGTGAGTGGGCGAGCAATCTTGAGTCGGACAGGCTGGCACGCGTCGTTAACGCCGTGCGGCGTGGTTATCTGGCAGGCGATACGGTGGAAGCGATCGCGCGAAACGTTCGTGGTCACGCAAACAAAGACTACCGCGATGGCGCGCTGCAGATGAGCAGGGCAAATGCTGCCAGCATAGCTAAAACGGGGGTAAATCATCTGGCTGCGC